TCAGACTGATAATAGTTTAATTTCTCTGGAGTATTTTTTAGTGAAATTGTAAAAGTAGTTGTTCCAATTCCACTTACATTATAAGTACCATAATATAAACTATCGGTAAACAGTATTTCAGAGTAATTATTTACTTCTGAATCTGCAGTACTAATATACCCAGATTTTTCTAAATTATAATAAATTTTTTCAGGAACAAAATCTTTATAATTTATAGTCAATGATGCATTTGTGGACACTCCAACAGTTCCAACACCCGATACTACTTTTGTATTAGAATTTTCAATTGAAACAAATTCCTTTTTAAAATCTTTATCTGAGTAAATTTTAAAGTTGTATCCAGACAGAGAAGAATCTGATAAATCAAAAATTAAATTATTATTTTTGATTTGATTTATTTTTGGATTAATTAAACTAATTTCGTGAATTCCACTTCCCTGAGTGGTTAATTTCAATGTTTCAGGTGGATTAACCACTGAATCGTAATATGTTTCACATAATTTGATATTATCATTATCTACTTTGTATATAAAATAGCAACCAGTTGTTATTCCTGAAGGTATAGAACCAAGTGTATTAAAAATAATTTTATCGCCAGTATTTAAACTATGAGAATTTAATAGAATAGTATCAGATGTTGTGTTTATTCCCGAAGAACTAAATTGAGTAGGATTGATAATTATTTTCTGAATCAGAGGATCAAGTTTAATCTTTACTGATGTTGAGGTTCCAATACCAACATTTAAATTTGGATTTACTCTTAAAGATATTTTGTCACCAATCTGTAAGTTATGAGATGTTGAAACAGATACTACAGATTTTATTTTGCTGATATCTACTTTAATTTGATTTAAATCTGATTCTATAGAATATTGATAACTATCATGACCAGAATTCCACGTAGTATTTCTAAAGAATAAACCAGAACTATTTGTCGTTAATCCTACATTAGTGACAATACCAATATAATCTAATGACTTATTGATAACATACAATACTTCAGAACTTCCACTTAGAATATTGAAAGATAGACTTGTAGGAGTTTCAGATACAGCAATAGAATCTCCACCAGTTGGTTTTTTGAATATTACTTTTTGACCTGTTTTGAAGCGGTGATTTGGTATAAAAATACTTTGTGTCGGTATAAATTCTGAATAAGATGTAATTCCAATGTTATAATTAACATTTGTTCCTACACCAACTATTGTACCAATGCCAACAGATTTTGTTGGATTAAAAAATACTTTTGAATTTACTGTAGAATCAAAATATTCTGTTAATTTGTTTATTGTAAATGTATCCGGGAGAAAGTATATTGAAGATGATTGAGTGTGTATTCCGCCACTAGTTTCCCTACTTACTCTTATAACTCCATAGTTGTTGTAAATATTTAAAATTGAAAATAGTTCATTGTTGATTTTAAAACTACTTCCTACAGAAATATTTTCAGGAATAGATGTTAAATAAATGTCAGTAACTATTCCAGTAAGTGAATATGCAGGTATTTCCTTTTCTAATTTAGCGAAATAAGAAGTTACTCCAATTTGATATGATCCATCTAAAACAGAAACCTGAGTTGATACTCCTGATATATTGATAATATCTTTATTCGATAGATTATGATATGGGTAAATGTGTACATTTATGGAATTACCATTTTCCCAAGTTACTACTGAATCATTGTAATAATCTACAGTTGTCTCGATTTGTTCAATTTCTTTTCCGGTTATTTCGGAAACTTTTGCTAAAATTCCCCCACCACTATCATTGGATTCGAAATTTATTTGATCTCCTACTTTATAGTCAGAACCAGAATTTAAAATTTTCAATTCTGAAACACTACCATATGAAACGGATTCAATTAAAGTTTTTTGCTCAATGATTTCATTTGATTCTACAATAAAATCATTATCGGCATATTCTTCTTTGACTTTATATGGAGTAGTATTTCTAATTAAATTTGAACTATTGAAACTAAAAGATTGATCTAAGTTTGAATTTTCATTCAAATTCATAGATCTGTATTTGTTTCCAATAAAATATGGAAATTTACCAATATTGTTACCATCATTATTGGATTCAATAGTTGTGAAATAAGCATATGTTCCATTTGGAAAATCTTTAGTCTTACCAAATCTTCCATTATATTCATCTAAATCACCTGCATTAGTAAATGCATAATCTTCTACAAAATATCCTTCTGGGAAATTTGGTCTATTTTCAACAGTTACTTTAGAATATCCAGAACTTAATACTTTAACTGATGAAGATGAATATGGGTCAGAATAACCATAAGGCCCATAAATTGGATTTCCATCATATGCCCATCCAATAATATCCGAATGTGTTGAGGCATTTCCGGCATCTTTAATATGTGTGGTATATCCTACAATTGCATATTTGAGATTATTCTCAGTTTCTACTAAAATTTCACTAGCAGGATCTCTATATAATGCATTTTGAATACCATACTTATAAGAATTATTTAATGTTAATGATCTTATATTTGGTTGAAGTTTTGCATTTTGACCTGCAGAAATTGCAATTATAGAGGTAGTATTCTCATCATATCCTGCCCCAGAGTTAATAACTATAATGCTTGAAATTTTATTATTTGTAACTACTGGTCTTAATGATGCACCAACTCCATTACCCAAAACAAGTAAATCTGGAGTTGAGTAATATTCAAAACCTCCATATAGAACTTGAACTGATGTAATTCTTCCATTTATAATAACTGGTTTTAATTCTGCTTCTCTTCCATTTTTAATAGTAATTTGAGGTCTTTGGTGATTATTTAAAATAAGAGATCCGTAATCTGATCCTTTTTCATAGATATAAACATCTTCAATAGATCCTCTAATTAATGGAACTGCATTAATTAAACCTCTGACTTGAGTACTCCCAAGACCAACAGAAGTATAATCAACTGATAAGATAATTTTTGGGTAACTAAAAAACTGATATCCCGAACCAGTAGATGAAAATTTTACATAATTTTTTCTAGTAAAATTGGAATTATCAGTTCCACCTATTCCAATATCACAAATCCTAAAATTATCAGAATTTAGTTTTAGAACTTTATATGAATTTGATGTTGTTAATCCAGAAATATTGGAAGTTTGATATTCATATGAGACTACTTCTCCATCAGAAAACCCATGATTTTTAAAATTTATAGTATGATCAAAAGTTGAAATTCCAGATGGAGATACTCTAATTTTTCTATTTGAATAACCACTTCCTTCGGAAATAACTTGTATATCAACTAATCTATTTTTTACTTCAGTTTTGAACTTATGAGTTCCAGAATTTCCAATAGTAGTGAATCCTACAGTATTGATTCCTGATGAATAGTCTGAAAAATTTTGATATAGTCGAATTGTTTTATCATTAATTACTTCTGTATAATAAATTGCATTTTTTACTAATGTTTTACCTTGATCCAAATTAGAACCCTTAAAAGTTCCTATTCCAATAGAATTAAAGTTGTTGTTATTATAAACAAGTGGTTGTCCATTAATTAGATTGTGATTTTCTTTGAATGCTATAACTTCATCTACAGAATCTATTCCACCACCATTTAAAATAGATCTAGCATCAAATTCAATTTCTCTCGCATACTTTTCAAAAATTGGTTTAAATGAAGAATTTGATCCATTTCCACCACTTAATTGTATTGATATATTTACATCAATATCAAATTCTTGAGGATCTACAAATATTTTTTTAACGGAACCAGTTATCACTGGATAAAGAACAGCAGACCCTGTAGATATTGTTAAGACTGGTGGATTTATTACATCATAATTATTTCCACCACTTAAAACGTCTACATTTTCTAAAGGTCCATAATAAATTTTATCATTTGTTTTATAATTGTATATTTCAACTCCATTTTTTAACATTCCAATTGATCCTGGAATTGTTTCGTAAATTTTATTATCTGAAGTTTTTCTATCTAATGGAAACTTTTTTAGTAATTTTTGTGGAGAAATAGTTTTAGATTTTTGAGAATAAAGTATAACCTTATGATTTCCTACGATTGAACCATTCGAAAATTGTCCAAATGTTACAAAATCACTACTACCAATTGTAGAGGAACTTAAATGAAGTTTAATTGATTTTTTGTCCGATAAAACCTCCACAAAATAAGGACCTTCCACCAAACCTACAATTGTGGAATTTTCATCTGTGTAGTATAATACCTTATCTCCGGTTATGAATGAAATTACATCATTAAACTCAATGATACTATACTCATCATCGTCATTCTTTCCACTCAGTTTGGTTATAGTATATTCAAATACATTTTTTTGTATTTGATAGGATGGTAAAGAATTAGATGCAACATACATATATGCATCATTTTCATTGTATACATTTTGAATATCGGATGTAATCTTATCATTTCCAAATTCGATTGGAACTATTGGCGAATTTGCCTTTTTAAGTATTCTTCTAATATCATAATTTCCAGATAAATTAATATTCTGATTTATTGTAATTTGATTGGCGTTAAGATCAATACCAGTAATAATTGCAGTAGAAATTACATTTTCAGTATTTCTATCAAGTATTTCAATTGTGTCACCAACTGAAATACTTACAGAATCTATTTTTGATTTTATAGTAATTGTAAATCCAGAAAAATTATCTACTTGATATCTTGAACTTGTATTGTAAATCCAACTATTTGCAAAAATTTGCTTATTACTTTTTCCTTGCGAAATAATCTCACCTAAATTTTGAGGATATATTTCATCTCCTTCAATAAAATTGTAAGAATTATCACTTACAAAAATATCAGATATAACTCCAGTGATTATAAATTCTACTTTTTTTTCTAAATCGCCATTTTCATATCCATAATAAGTTTCATTTGAAATCAATAAAGATTTTTTGAGTACATTGACTGATTCATTAGAATTAATATAACAACCTAAAAATTGGTTGATTGTTTTTCTGGAATAAAATACCTCATAGTCCTCATAAAAAAAACTTCCAGATTCCGCAAATCCAATTGTAGAATCTACTGTAACTACTCCAGTTTTAGTAGAAGATAATATTACATTATCAATTACTTTTGTATTTGGAGTGACTGAAAACGTGCCAGTAATATTTGGATAACTATCATCATATCCAACAAAAAAGTTAAGTTTATAGTATGTCTTACTTTTTCTTGTGATTGTTTCTACTTCAGAAACTGAAGCACTGGTTCCCTCATCGGTAGATTTTTTAATTGTTTGTCCAGTTAATTTAGTTGGGTCTCCGGAAATTGCTTTAATTACTGCTACATTTCTTCTTATATAATCTGAATCGGATGACTTAATTAAAAATTGTTCTAGGTTAATTATTTTTGGAGTTTCTCCAAAAAGAACATTAAATAATATTCTAAAAGATTCTGGAGTTCCTTTTGTTTCATACAAACTCTTTGATTCTTTTATAAAATTGCCTACATTTAAATTTTCATTGAAATTTAATTCTTCTAATCCTGGAGTTAAAGTAAATTTAATTTTTTTATAAAATTCTTTTAAAAATAAGGAACTAAGATTTTCTACCTTTGATTCAAAATTATGAGGTTCTGATACTGATTCGCTAAAAACCAATTCTTCATATTGCAAATTCTTATGATAATTTGTAATTCCACTAAATCCACGAATGCAACCAGTAAAGGTATTCGTAGTTATTCCAGTATAAGTAATAATTTCATCATCTATTTTCAACAACCCATATTTCGAAGGGAATCCTTTGGTTGAATTAACGACAATATTTGTAGAAGATGAAGAAATACCAGATGTTAAACTCGTAAATCCTACAATAACTTCTGGAAGTAAATTATCTAATTTTAAATATTGATCTAAATTTTCAACAATATCAATTGGGCCACCTTGATATTCTTGTGAAATATAATATTGCTTTAGAAATTCCGCTGCTTTTGGATTTTCATCTAAAATAAATTCTGGAATCTGACTATCAATAATTTGTTGAATTTTAACTCTAGAATCAAATTTTGAATTTACCATATTACGACCTCTTTAGATCCCCATTTGAATAACTTGAACTGTAATAATCATTAGAAGAGAATAAAACTCCAGACATATCTTCACCAGAAGACATAATATCTTTAATCATATTTATTTTACTTTTTGAAACATCAAATGATAGATATAGATCTTTTAATCCAACAATATCATTTGATTCTGGAAAAGCTTGTATTTCTATAATATCTTCATTAAGAACTGTAGAAGTAATCGTAATCGCATTTAACTTTATTTCGCCAGTTTCATAATTTACTACTCCAGCAGACTGAACCGCAATTGATGTTTTAAAAATTGGTGTAGATTCAGAAGTTATTGATGTTAACTTTTCTCTTATAATTGATATGTCTCCGAAGTTAGATACAGTTCCATCAGATTTTTTCCTAGAAGTATCAGTAAAATAAACCATATCAGGTTCATTTGCAATCTTAAATCCCGTAGATTTAATATTTTTACCTTCAGGATTTACATGAAACTTATTTCCATAACAAATTTCATACTGAGTTTGGGCATTAATTTTTACTTTTAAATCTCTTCTGATTCTTACCTTTGTAATATTTGATGTAATTGATAAATCAGTATTATCAATTATCTGTAAAACTTTACTATATTTGAATCTTCCACCAAATGAATTCAAATTAGTTGATTGTGAATATTCATTTAAGGATTTGATTACTTTAGTTTTTAAATCTTCTATACTTGAAATCTTCGAATAATTATAATATACTGATGAATCAATTTCAACATACAATATTTTAAGATCAATAATTTCTGGATTAATACCAATTACAGAATAATTTTTAAGTTTATCCTTTATTTGTTTTTTATCAAAATCCGAAACAAAGGTTCCATTTTTTGGTTTAATACTGATCAATACTTTTCCATATTGTGGAGGAATTAATTCTTCTCCACCTACAACTGATATTGATTCAGTATTTGGATATATTTTTGATTTGATAATTGACTCATAATCTTTTACAGTAACAGCCCTATTTTGTGCTGAATAGAGTTTTGGTGCAAAATTTCGAATTGAATCAATATTTTCAATATCAGATCCATTCTGAGAATTTTGTAAAGTTGTAATTGTTACTACTGTATTATCATTTAAAATTGCAATATTATCATCTTCATCTCGAAATGTTCCAGAAAAAGTAAAAGAACCTGCTCCATTTCCTTCTTTTCCGTCAGTAATGATATAAGTTACTGTAATAATCTCATTGTTCTGAAGTTTTTTTCCAAATATTCCATCACCAAAGATAATTTCGTATTTTTCATCTTTGATTTCTTGAATCAAATAAATTTCAGAATTTGAATCAATATTTAAAATATCATCTACTTGTTTATATGATCTTCCGATTCCATTATCACTTATTCCCTTCACATAAACTCTTATAGTGGACGTATCAATATATGCGTTATCTAGTATAAATTTTTGATCTATAGATCCATCAACTGTAAATTGCTTTTTTAAAAATGTTCCCTGTTTAATTGTAATATTTTTAAAGTTGGCAATATTGTTTTTAACAGGAACAGTAACGTTGTCTGGTATTGAAAACACATAAGAAGTACCACTCACAGATCCAGTACATACCAATCCAGATTGTAAAGTTAAAGTTGTCGTTAAAACCTTTGGTTGAGCACTAAAAGACACAACAGCACTTGCTGCCGTTCTGGATTTTGGAACATAACCAATATTTCTTGCCAAGGACACGACATTTTCTCTTACAGTTGCAGAGTCTAGAAAAGACTCATTAACAACCATATTTGAATTAAATGCAGTAATATAAGTGTTATATGCTAATGTATCAATTAAAATTGAAAAATTAGAACCTTCAAAATCAAAGTCCGTGAAATTTGAATTCGCACGAAGATAATCTTTGATTGAGGTTTTTATCTGATCAAAATCTAAATTGGTAAATTTTGTAAAAGGCATTTTATCTTGTTGCCTCTAATATGAATGAAAATTGTTGAGATGGAATTTCTTGACCAATAATAACAAATTGAATAGTCACTTCAAATTCATTTGAATCTGGTTTGGGATCTACTTGAACGATTAAATCAGATACTCTCGGCTCATAATTTGTAACAACTTCTTTAATTTGATCTTGTATGATTGATGCTGATGCATAATCGACAAATTCAAACAAACTTGATCTTACATTTGAACCGAGAGAAGAATTAAAAAATCTTTCAGTACGAATTGTTTCAACTAAATTGCGAACGGATCTTATAATCGCTCTTTCGTTATTAAGAATAGGCAGATCACGAGTCACAGGATGTGGTTCAAAGGATAAACTAATATCTCTAAAGGATCTAGATATCCTAGTTATTGCCATTGTACATAGAAAATTCTTTATCTATTTATGCCTATTTCCAGGATGATCCGTATGTTGGTTCAGTTCCATAATTCCAATCATCATAATCTTCATCGTTTCTTATTTTTTCATGTAGATCAGTCTGTTTTTTGAGATTATGCTTCGGTGCAAGATCATGCATAACTTCTTGAATGACTCTCTTTGGTTTCATTTCATCATAATCAGTGATCAATTTTTTAGTTCCCCACATCTCATACATGTAATTACTATCTCTATCGACTGGTAAATTAGACATTTTAGCTCCTGTTTTAAAGAATAAAACAGAACTTTTATAAAGGAGGTTGCTATCTCCCATAAGTATTTAACGATCTAATTCTCTTAACTTATAATTATCTGAATTTAAGTATTTTAGTAGTTCTAATGCTATTAATTTTGGATTTCCTTCACCACAGGTATAAACATCAATCGCAATACATCCATTTTCGGGCCAAGTATGGCATGAAACATGACTTTCTGAAAGGGCAATGACTATGGTACATCCCTGAGGAATAAAACAATGTTGGTAAATGTTGAGAATTGTCATTCCAGCACGATTTATACCATTTTCCATAATTGCTTGGATGGCAATTCCGTCATTTAAAAGGTTAAAATCGACATTGTAAACCTCTAAAAGTAGATGTTTACCCATCGAAAACTGTTTCAATTTACTTTTTGCGAAAAATTTATTTATTGAATATAAAATCCCTTACGAAAATAGTCACTATCTTCAATAAAATTCATATTTTTAATTTTTTCATCGTCCCAAACTGGTATAGCAATCGAATTTCCATATCTAAAATTAGGATTTTGTCGAAAATGAACCTCAATTAACTTATTTCCAATAAATTCACAGTTAATATAGTCATAGTTCCCCTTTAACTGTTTTAAAATTTCAGGAAATTCAACCTCTTTATTGATTTTTTCCCACTTTTTCCATTTGTAAAGTGGATCATTCTCAGATTTAGTACCTAAGATCACTAATTCTGCTTTTTGCTGATAAAAATCAACACTTAAGTGATCACCAGTAAATATCTCACACCAAAATTCTGCTGGATGAAAATGATCAGTGCTTTTTTCTATCCATTCTTTACGAGCAAGACGGCCCATTCCGAGTAAATTAAAGGATGGACGAACAATATAAAAGTCGGATTCGGGAACAGTGGTTCCAACAGGACCACATGTATAACCCAATATCCGACTTAGAAATAATTTATTATAAACCCAGAGGTCTGATGGATGTATATGATTCCATTCATCATTGACATCTAGGTGATACATTATCCTTTCCCCTGTCCTCTATACTTTTTTCTTGCCCCATTACGAGATGTTGCAGAATACTTAGTACCATCTCCATCTCCCTGACGGGATTTCTTAGGAGGTCCAGGAATATAAGAACTGCTTTTATTCAGTCCACCTTTTGCTTTTGTAGCCATAAGTTATTCTCCACTAAAATTTCAGTTTCAAGATCTTCAGGTTTTGGAGAACCTGTCTGATAAAAATCAATTGACAGATCCTCCATTGTATTGAAATATTCTTCCTCTGTAAGACAAGTATAAATTTTTCTTCCCTTACAGAGAATATTGTAACGCTCGTTGCTCATCAAATCACTCTTGTTTTTTCGTGACCAACTCTGATACGTGGATCGCACCAAATTTGGAAACCTGCCTCTATTGCATCCAGACAGAATGATACATCTTCTCCACACATATCCTGAACTTCTCCAGATTCAAAGACTTGCATCTTTGGAGCAAACCAAGGATACTTCATTTCAGAATGTTCAAAGACTCCATTCTTAATCAGAACCCAGCCAAATCCAGTATAGTCAACTGTGAATGGTTTACGACGCTTGGAAATGCTTTCAACGGTCTCATGATTCATGACACCACCATTTCCTCTGAAATCTTCTTCATCCAACCAATGTGCGACTGATGTTGTATGACCATCTTCTGTGGCATACCAACCTGCCGCAATATCTTTGTCCATCAGAACCAGTTGCCAAAACTTTTCAGTATTGAAAACAATATCTGAGTCAATCCAGAGTTGCCAATCATATTGAAGTTTTCCATCCCAAGGAATTTGATTCGGTCCTCGCAGAACATTCGCACCTAAACATTTACATCTTGCAAAGTTTACCATGGATGAATAGTCTTGCGAGATCTGAATACTTGCTCCTGACTGTACTAGATCAAAACACAGTTGAACAAAACTCTTGAGGTAAGTATAAGAAACTCCCCTGCCAGGCAGACAGAAGACGATAGATTTTCCTCTTACCATCTCTCTTGCCAAATTATAGTCCCATTCTTGTTCTTGCTGAACTGAGGGACTTTTTGCTGCTTTTACAGTAAATCCTTTAGCCATAATTTTTTGTAATTACTTCAGTATCATACAGTATTATCTATATGATGTCAAGAACTGCGTTCTGACAGAATTAGTTCATTTCCTTCAAGATTAAATGAGATTTCTGTGTCTTCATACCATTCTAAGTCATTCATGATTTGCTCAGGAATTGTGATGAAGTATTGACCACTGATTGGATCGATCTCTATGGGCGCAAAAATATCCCCGGAATTTTTTTTCATTTGAGTGAATATAAGTTTTGATTTTATATATGCGGGGTTTTTGAAATTTTTTGGTGGGGGGATTTTTTTATTATAGAGTCTTATATTTCTCTCGCTTCCGTAACACTTTGTAGGTTAGGGTAGTGTTGGGTTTTTCAATTAGGATCGCTTAACTGTCAAACACGAACGAATAAGGAATACTAATCGTTCGTGATTAGGGCGGCAGAGTATACCTAACTGCCGCCCACTAACTAACAATTAACCCAGCAACATGCCGCAGACGATGCTGTTGTAACGGTTGCAGATAGCGTCATCAGCATCATAATCGGGTTCGGATTCGGGGCGAAACGCTATCTCAACTGCCACACAATCGCAGGCAAGGATACCATAATCACGAAAATCATGGCATCGTGTGAAATAATTATCCTCATCAGATGGGGCAACAAAAAGATAACGATCTCCCAAATCTTCTAGGAATTGAGATACAATCGCTTCCTCTTTATCATCAAGTCCCGTATAATCATCGTTGACAATTGCACACATAAAGTGTGAAGGAATCACGTAAGGTTGTAGGTCGATTGTAGCGGTCATGACAAGAATAACGGTGGAAAGTGTAAAGAATAGGGGTGAGAACGTCACCCCTGAATGTAACTTACTTCGCCCAAGTTACGCGGATAAACTTATCACCCTCTGCAACTTTAGCGATTCCAGTTGCAACCTCTTTATCCTTTTCTGCCTTAAGGTTAATCTCAAGAACCTTAATCGCGGGAGAATACGTAACTTTATCGCGGGAGGTTAGTGATACCAACCCCCAGCAAGTGCGCTCAGAGGTTACATCAGCGGCCATCATGATGCCAGCGATCTCATCACGCAGACGCTTGCATTCTGCCTCCGCCTCTTTACACTTAGCGTCAGCAGTTGCGAGATGCCCCATAAGGGTTTCGAGCGTATCCGAAACGATGGCGGCGGGCAGATCGTAGGAGTTTGCCATTGGTCTGGGGCGGATCGGTTGAAAGGTCGTTTTCGATCCGTTGAAACAACATTAACCGCCAGCGCCCCGAGCAGACTGTATCAACCAATACCAAACGGCAACCCCATTCATCAGCAACGCTAATGGGTCAAACGCTTGACGGATGGGCGGTTGGCGTGGTTGGAATCGCACCAGCGTCAGGCAGTTTGTATAAAGAACTCAAACAGTGCTAAATGAATTAAACTCAAACAGTGCTAAGTATAAAAAACTAAGACAGGACTAAATGTAGAAAACTAAACCACACCACTGACTAACATTCTACACTTAATCCTGAGTTAGTTCTTTATGCTCAGGAAAAGTATAAAGAATAAAGAACTACTTAAGATTCATTCTCTATTCTTTATACTTTCATTCTTCATTCATTTAACTAACTCTGCAGGTGATCCACAAGACTTATAAAATGCAATCATTCTTTCTGCCTCTTGAATTGTGGTGAATGATTGTGTGCGCCATTCACAATTATTGTAAGGAGTTTGATAACGAATGATGAACATGAATCTAGTTGCGAATGTGTGTGAAATGTGTGTAATCTCGTCGAGATCATGTGAACTTGTGTGCGCGTCTCGACGAGATTCAATAATGATGCCTTGACATTACACAATTCGGATCATTAAACCAATCAGAATCCTCATAAGATTCTGTGATTTTGGTATCAACAAGATCGCAGAATTGCTTCATGCGAATCATAAGATCATCGGTAAGAGTCACCTTTCCGGTAGTATTCAGTTCGGTGATTTCTTCGGGGGTGAGAATAGTTTCCATGATGAAAGGGTGAAGAATGTGGGGAGGATTGTGCCTCCCCTGTATTGTATCAGATCAGAGGCGACCGTTGCGCCCCAGTGCCGCCCAGGTTGCTGCTGGTGCTGAGTGAATCTTAACGCCATTGCGGACCCAGACCAGTTGGCGAGTCTGCAGGGAGGTGGCAGGTGAGAGAGTCACGGGTGGTGTGGTGTGAACTGAGAGAATTCTACAGGATGGGTGGGGACCGTTGCCGATCCCCTTGTGCCAGTGCCTCAATTGGCACATTTCACAGTTTCAAAGCATTCCACCCATTCTGCTTCGGGATATAAGAATGCAACGCAATCATCAGTGAATGATGTTACATCTCCGGGAAATGCAGTATAGGTTGTACGCTCTTCACAATAATCATCCCACTGTGCATCTTGCCATTCAATTTCATTCCAACAAGATTCTTCATTCTTTACATTTTCATTCATCGTATTAAATTCTTCCCTGGTCATCACTACCTCTTCCAAAATGATGCGATGGCGTACTACAGTAACCAAATTATCATTTGAGGCAGCATCAATATCCCATCCAAGATTTGCAGCAATTGCAGGATGAATTTCTGTCGGTTTAGTCATTGTGTAATGTGGTGAACTGATACCAGTATTGCCCCAAACGGCACCAGAGTCAAGGGGTTGAACGATCAGCAATGCTAATGGGTCAGGGGATTGACAAGGGGTGCGGGTGCCGTGCTAGGATGAAGGTAGAACCTATTTTTGGTGGGGTTAGGTATAAAAAAAGGGAGGCGATTGCCCCCCAGTTTGTGTCATTCTTCAGGACCAAATGCACACTCCAGAGAATACTCTTCAAGTGCCTGATCGTCCTCATAATAGGATGCCCAATCATCCTCAGTGGGGATGTACTCTTCAACCTGGAGATCGTCAGTGAAAGCGTAGGTCATGGTTCAGTGGTGTGAACTGAGAGAAGTCTACAGGGTCAGCGGCGGATCATTTCAGCAGCAGTGGACAGTGCTTCACCTGTCACATTGCGGATGGGGCGGATTGGTTCCCAGAACCAGTAGAGCAGCAGAGCAGCGATCAGAAGGCGCAGCATGGTGGCACGGTGGAATTTAGGGGAGCGGGAGCAGGTTAGAGCGTTGAGCATGGTAGAAGGGGCGCAGAGCGCCCCGTAGGGGTTCAACCGATCAGGGCAGCAAGGATCCTGTCACGCTTGCGGATGGTGCTGATGCTCCAGAGATCGCGCCGCTTGCCTTTCATGGTGGCGCTCAGGATGCCGTCACGCTCCATGTCCACCATGATAGCGTGAACAGTGCCCTTATGGCGGCGGGGATCCAGTCCCATGCCCCGAACGATGTCGGAGCAGGTTTGGGGTCCCTGCTGGATGAGGATGCTGCGAACCATGGTGCGGGTGAGAGCAGAGAAGTTCATCGGAGTGGTGTGGTGAACTGATACCAGTATGGGGGCAGACGGGGCGCAGTGCCATCAGGTTGTGCCACTTGTGGAACTGTCCACCATGGCGGATTAGAAGGCGGGTGCCGTGCTAGGATGAAGGTAGAACCTATTTTTGGTGGGGTTAGGTATAAAAAAAGGGAGCAAAGATGCTCCCGATTCTTATAGCATTTTAATCACACCCATTATGGTAGTGATCTCTTCTGGAGTCTGCCAACTGATAACATCCTCCAGCATGTTACCATTGGGACGGATAATCCCGACCTCAAAGGTATTGTGCTCGATGTCACCGTAGATTCCAGAATCCTTCGAACCTGCTGCAACACTGATCACCCAACCATTCGCAAAGGTATGTCGTGCCAGGCGGGCACCACAGGAATCAAAGAAGTTCAGGGAGGAGAAACTGTAGAAGTTCATCGGAGTGGTGTGGTGAACTGCAGTTATCCTACAGCACAGGGATCGGATCCGTCTATGGGGGGTTGTGCCACTTGTGGAACTGTCCACCATGGCGGTCTTATGGGTCTGTGGTGCCTGTAGACTATGGAGACAATCAGCACCAACACCGGCAGGGTCGCCGGTTGAACAACTATCGCCACCGAACCTGCCATAAAATAATGGCGCAAAAAGTATAAAAAAAGGAGGCAACTTGTGCCCCCTTAAGTATAATCAATCAGCGGCAACCGTCATGCCATGCTGTACCGCAACTGTTCGCGGCGATCATGTCAGCATCGGAAGGTTGCCAACCTTCGATGTATTCCAGGATCTCAATGAGATCCTCAACCTTATCATAAAGGTCGGTGGGGATTGTGAGATCGTTAAGGATACGCTCCCAAACCGGGAGAGTAGCACCGGCAACGGTGAAGGCGTCGCAGCGGTTGAGGATGGCGGTTGCCTGGGTGGGATCGGGGATCATGGTGCGGTGTGGTTGACTCTGTAAGTCTACAGGATCGGATGGCAGGATGGGGCGCCGGAGCGCCCCGTGGTGGACAGTGGTCAGACTGTCACAGGCAGTTTCTTACTGTAACCGCTGAACTGTTGATTAGAACGACGGGCGCGAATTGCCTTGCCCCAGAGTGAACCTTTCGGTTGAGTTCCATGCACCAACAGAGCAAACGGTTTCTCACCGAAACAGTGAGAGTCGTCATGATCTACTTCAAGACCTGCAGCGTTAGCATCACCTTCGGTCATGAAGACTTTAGCATAACGAGTGAACAATCCTGCATCAATCAGACTATCCCATTTGCCACCATAAGAGGCAGTGAAGTAGAAGTTAGCAGGCATCTTAAAGTTAAGAAACAACTGCAGACTCTTAGAGTAGCAGTAGAATTTCAGATCAGGATTGCGCTGTGCAACTTCAATCCAGGCATCCAAATATGCACCAGAGAAAAAGTCTCCGCTCTCATGAATCCGCACCAGTTTGGTATTTTTTGTGCGGTGTTCTTGAATGCCCTCATTGATAAGATCTGCTGCAGATCCATCCTTCAGAGCATCAACAATCAGGCGCAGATTGTTGGCGCGATTGTTGAATGCTGCATCGTATTGCACCTCACTGGATGCAGCAAAGCATCGGAAAATAGTATGCTCGCCATCTTGAATGTGACGCTCGCCGTTATCAACAACAACGAACGATTTGCAATACATTGCACCGGGGCAAGTCTTACCTGCTGGCAGGTTAAAGATCAGAGTTTGCTTGCCCAGTTTGGCGTTACCCTTGGTGAAGTTCAGCATGGTGGCGGTGTGGTGTGAACTGCAGTTATCCTACAGCATCAGCGGGCAGGATGGGAGGCATCGCTGCCCCCCTTGTGCCAGTTATCGGATTGTCACACCCAGAGTTTCTCTTTCTTCATGCGATTCACCATTGCAGTAGCAAACTGCCCACAATCGTCACATTCAATAACTGCCTCAATCTGATAGCGAAGTTTAGACTTTTCGGAACCCCGGAAAGTATAACGCCAGATTGCGCTGGCAGTTAGCAACAGTTGGCGGCGCTTTGCCCATCCTTCCGCACCTTTATTAACCAAATCATGATAAACGCGAATCATGGCACGGTAAGTGTTACCATTGTGGCGCAGTCGGTTGAGTTCATGAACAAACAACTTTCCACCACTAATGTGACTATCAAGTTCAGTGGCAAAAAAGTCAACGAACTTGAGTGCAAGTTCTTCCACATTGTTAGAAACAACAGGAGCAACTGTTGGCGCCAGAGTGTCACTTACAACGCTCAGAATCTTGGCGATCTCATCAATCTTACCTTGAACTTGGTTGCCGTTGATAACAACTTGAACAGTGGCGTTGCTCATGATTTTAGAAGTGAGGCGGCGTCATTGGTGCGCCGTTGAGTGAATGATGCCATGCCAGAACCGACCCGATCAACCACCATTGTGCCACTGATCGAACTGGCACAGCATCAGGGTTTTGTGGGCAGTCTGGCAGTATCTTAAGAGGACAACCAGCACCAACGGGAGAAGGGTATCTCTACTGAACAATACATCGCCACGGAACCTGTCAAAAAATAATAAGATAAAGAAAAGAAAAAGGATCAGGCACCACCCTGATCCTCAAGATCCACTTTCACCTATCATGTATGCTATGATTATCTGTTCTCTACGCATTGAGTGTCTTTTCTTAAGGATGGGGCGCATCTCATTCCCCGTGTATCAAAAGTCTACCATCCAGTCTGGATCATTGTCAAGTGAAACCCAAAAAAAGTATTTCTGATTCATAGATGCAAGAAACAGTTTGTTTCCTTTGTGTTGCTCGATGATACATTCATCGTTTGATTGCATCATGTTTGCAAAGCGATTCTTTGCTTTCTTCGAGATTGGAATAACGAATGCGGTTTCCATGATGTGCTCGTCGAGATGTACATAATCTAGTTGATGTCTCATGACTCGTCGAGATTGAATGTGCCACTAGATGATGTGGCACACCTCGTCGAGTTTTAGAACTCAATCTCGTCTAGTGTGGGGACATTATCTTGACTAGATTCACCACTGTCCATCCCAGAACACAGTGCATCAAGAATCGAAAGGATGCTGTTCCCATCAGTGCCTTGGTCCAGAAGAGTTGTCATAATTTCTTTGTTCATGAATTACTCCAAGAAAGAGAATGAAAGAGGGAGAAGAATCTCCCTCTAGATGCTATCAGATCGACAGCAGTCGCTCGCTACGAATAGCAGAGTTGATGAAACTACCAACAGATTCCTCTTTGGCAATCACAGTATTCAGATCAGACACAAAGTTGCTGGGTTCAGCAACCTTATAGGTATAGTTACGACCACCCATGAAGGTGATGGTCACTTGCTCATCTTGCACATCGCTGATGTTTTCGATGGCGCTGGATTGGAACTTGAACATAATAAAAACAAAAAAGTAAGGTTTGAGTGAAGTGTTTTGAGCGGGATGCTTCACCCCCGCTGATGAATCTAGTATGGCACGGGTTGGCAGTGGTGTCAACCCTTGTGTGCCACTTACTGAACTGTCACAGTTCAGGTACGGTTAACCGTTCACCGCACCCAACACCACAGATCTACGATTGTGGTAAGGAGAGGATTCGTCCACAAACGGATTGCCACGCAAATCGGTGTAATCTACGTGCTGCTCAGGATTGAACTCCATAGTATCAGCATTTCCACCTCGGTCGTAATAACCACGACCCTCACTGTGGACAACTACTTCAACGATGGCATCCTGATCCTCAAAGGTGGACATCCATTCAATCATTTGGCGAACGGTCATTGTCATTAGGGGTCTCCCTCTCAACAAATGTAGTATGGCAGCAAATGGGGGGCATTTCAAGCCCCCGTGTGCCACTTACTGAACTGTCACACTCTCCACCAGTTCTTGATAGTATTCCTCACCATAGATTGAGGTGATAAGAGATTCCATGTCATTCTCAGATTCATGAGCGAAAGAATCAACTAGCAGTTCATAAACCATCTGCTCCATTGTTTTCGTATCCATTTCATCTACGACACGATCACAATACTTTTCAACAATCTCAGAAATCTGTTCGGGAGTGAGTGTCATTTTCTCAGGGGAGAATTGAAGTAACGAGTGAAGCATAGCACCAGAATGATGCCAGTGGAGATCACTCCGACCAGTCCGAGAACTGTCACAGAGTCGCCAGTAAAGTTGTAAGTGTCAGGTGTCATCGGATCAGAAAAACAAACAAAGGAAGAATTGCCAGAAGATGATACATCTTCAGAGTTTGGGATGTGCCATCCTTATAGTGGATGATGAGAAGATCTTGGTTCATTATCAGAAATCCCAGTTAGAGTTGAGGAAAGCGTTCCAAGTGTGCTCATCATTGTCTTCTTCATCCTGCAGTTCAGGAATGTCGAAGATTTCGCCGGGAGCATCAGCAATTTCGATCCAGAGGGTGTCTTCCATGGTGTCGGGTGTGTGTGGTTGACTTCTTAAGTATAGGGGCACTGTAGGCGATCCTAGGTGCCCCCTGTGCCAGTTGTCAGAGTGTCACACAGGCACCTTGACGCATTTGAGTATAACCACCTTGTCCAAGGTATCCAAAGTTCTTATGATGAATACCATAATAGTAGCGGCGAGCATTAGTCTCAGTCAGACCAAGATGATCTGCCATTCTCTTAAAAGAATGCTTTGGGTAACATTTCTTATACAGATTAGTCATCTCACACCAGAATGATGCATTTTTGGTGAAGTTGATGCTCTTAGAAGAATGAACCTTGACGAGTTTCATTGGAGTGTCGGTGGTTGACTTGTTAATCTTAAGGCACCCAGAGCGGGTCTTAGGTGCCTCTGGTGCCAGTTGTCAGAGTGTCACAAGATCACTGAAATCCTGGCGGGATCGTTCCTTTACGATTACCCTATCTCCACCATAAGTCTCACCCCAATACTCACCTTCT